CCCGCGTATTCTATAACGTTGCATATTTCCTCCTGCACGGCATTGAGCCAGTTCTGCTCCACCGCGGTTCCGGGCGGGCCATCGGTGAATAAGCCGCTATCGTTGTTTTCTCCCTCTGTCCTATGCATGTTATTAAGCCCCCGTAGCTACTCCCCAGAAGGGATCGAAAAAGAATTTGCCCTTGGTCTGCACGCTACCCACTCCGGCGGGCAGGATGTACCCAATGTACCGGGACCACGCATCCGCATCGGTGTAGGAGAACGAGTTGTCCGTGGCGCTGAACAGGAACAGGGGCAATCCCACTTGCCCGGTCAGCCGATTAGCCAGTGAGCTGTCATACACTATGCCCCAGCGGAGTATCTTGCAATTGCTGGCCGCCGAAGCGTACGAATCCGCCGGGATGCCCAAAACGGCATTGCAGGAAATCTGTGAAGCATTCGCCGTGGACCAAGTGCCGAGCACTGTCAGGGCGCACGGCTTCCCGAAGGATAGGCTGGCATCGGATGCCGCTATCTGGCTGTACCAGTGATCCCCCCTCGTGGTTAAATCAGTGGTGAGTTGATCGGGCTGAGGGGAGCACCAGAAGTCGTTCGCGTTCACGAACTCCGGTTGCAAAGCCGTGACAAGGAAATCCCTCAAATCCTGGGCGGAAATCTGTCCAGTGGTGTTGTCTGCAAAGAGCGCCTGCAAAGCCGCTCTCGTGCGTTGCGTGTCTGCCATTGTCTTACCTCCTTATTATTGTGAATATTTACATGTAAGCGCGTCATTCATATTTATTTTAAGCACTGCTACTACTGCTGGACATGGAACTAGAGCTCGTACTGCTGCTGCTTATCCATCTATCATCCTCAGTGGAACGCCAAACATCATCTCCCGTGTCCGCAAACCAATCCTCCGGTATCGTTATGGAACTGCTAGAACTGGATACTGAGGAACTAGAGCTGGATATTGAGCTTGAGCTTGATCGAGAACTGGATATTGAGCTAGAGCTTGATCGAGAACTGGATATTGAGCTGGAGCTTGATCGTGAGCTTGAACTTGATCGGGATGAACTTGAGCTGGATATTGAGCTGGAGCTAGAGCTAGAGCTAGAGCTAGATTGGGATGAACTTGAACTAGATTGAGAGCTTGAGCTAGATCGGGATGAACTTGAGCTGGATATTGAGCTGGAGCTGGAGCTAGATCGAGATGAACTTGAGCTGGATATTGAGCTGGAGCTGGAGCTTGATCGGGATGAACTTGAGCTGGATATTGAGCTAGAGCTTGAGCTGGAGCTGGAACTGGAGCTGGATGATTTCGAGCTAGAACTGGAACTGGAGCTTGATCGGGACGAACTTGAACTAGAGCTAGAGCTGGATGATTTCGAGCTGGAACTGGAGGATACCGAGCTGGAACTGGATTGGGATGAGCTAGAACTTGAACTGGAGCTAGATGATTTCGAGCTAGAGCTAGAGGATTCGGAACTAGAGCTGGACACCGAGCTTGAACTGGAGCTGGATTGCGAGCTGGAGCTTGATCGAGAGCTGGAGCTTGATCGGGATGAACTTGAGCTTGAACTAGAGGATACGGAACTACGGCTCGACGACGACGAGCTCCGACTGGATCGGGAACTGGATGCCGAGCTGGAGCTGGATATCGATGAACTGGAACTTGATTGGGAACTGGAACTTGAAATGGAGCTAGATTTAGAGGAGACAGAACTTGATTGGGAACTGGAACTTGAAACGGAGCTATAACTACTTGATGAGCTGCTATAACTAGAACTCGATGAGGAGCTGGAACTGATCGAGCTCGAAACGGAACTGGAACTGGATGATTTAGAGCTTGCCGCTGACGAGCTAGAGCTGGATTGAGAGCTTGAACTAGACCGCGAGGAACTAGAGCTGGATTTAGAACTGGAGCTTGACTGCGAGGAGCTTGAGCTTGATCGCGAAGAGCTGGAACTGGATTTGGAACTAGAGCTGGACCGCGAGGAGCTGGAACTGGACTGAGAGCTGGAACTTGAGCTAGAGCTTGATTTAGAACTAGAGCTTGAGCTATAGCTGGAACTTGAGCTGGAACTTGAGCTATAGCTGGAACTTGAGCTGGAACTTGAGCTGGAACTCGATATCGAGGAGCTAGAACTTGACATGGAGCTGGAACTTGATCGCGAAGAGCTGGAACTCGACATCGAGCTAGAACTCGATCGCGAAGAGCTGGAACCGGATATTGAACTAGAGCTTGACATCGAAGAGCTGGAACTCGACACTGAACTAGAACTTGATACAGAGCTAGACACTGAGGAGCTGGAACTAGATCGGGATGAGCTACTAGAGGCAGAAGAGCTGCTGGACGATACCAGATAGGGGGCTGTTATCCCGGTCACAATCCTGCGCAGAGCGTCGAACGCCCGGTTAACCGAACCCATAGCCGAACGCCCCCATAAAATAGCTTGATAGATCTATCCCCTTGTACACATCGGTCTCCACGCTGCAAAACGCCTTGCAAAAAGATCCGCTCCAATACGTGATCATGGCCCCGATTATCGGGTAGTAATCATCGAACATATCCGCATCGAAACCCTCCGCGAACGCCCCGGAGTGATGCACTGTCTGAGTGCGGGGCATGGCGTTGAACCCGCAACTGAACTCGGTGTCAAACTCCGGCCCGTAGAAGTAGTACAAAACCACGGTCTGCGCCGGCCGGTGCTTCTCCAGCATGCATATCAACTGGGACACCATGGGCATTTCCCCCAGAGGGTCCCCGGCGCACTCCTCCCCCACCTCGAACCAGTCCACAAACCCGTTATGGTATCCAAACACGGCCGCCCAGTAGAAAATGATCTTCTGCCCCCCGCAGGGGTCCCCGGCCACCTCCAAACCGCACCAGAACGGGACAAACTGCACTATGTACAATATCCGGCCCAAACTAGTGGCGAGGGTCTCGTAGTAGTTGACATCCTGCCCCCCTTGGGCGATCAACCGGGTATGCACCAGCTCCCTGCGCCGGGCAAGGGTGCTGGCTTTCTTAACGCATTCGTCCGGGATGCCGAAATCCGCCTCGTGCTCCCCTATGAGCTCGGTGGTGTACAGGGTGCTGGTTTCCGTGAGCATGTCTACGGATCGGGTCTCCAACCGGGACAGTTCCTCCGCGAATGAGTACAGCATGTTGCTGAGCACGGAGTCCGGATCTCGGTCCCAAGCCCTGCCCTTCGGGAGCAGAGCCTGGAGCATTTTCAAATAGTCATCGGCGGATCTTGCCATTCAACTCTCACGTATAGTCCTGAAATGTTACGGTCCCCAAAACATGCACCTGAGTGTAGGAAGCGGCCACATCGGTCACGGGGCTCACTATCGCATGCCTTTCCTCACCGAGCGCGGCCGATATCGCTTCGCTTATCCGGGATAGGTACACCGTCTGCCCCGGCCCCCCATCGGATAGGAGCGCGTTGGCCACTTCCAGCAACACCTGATTCTGCACAGCCACCGTATTGGGATAAAGCGCCACGGTAAGGGCCACTTCCAGCTCGGTCAAAGTCAGCACAGTGAACCCGGGCAGGGCCGTCACGGGAATCCCCACGGTCTCCCCGGTGGAGGGGTCCTCATGCTCCGTCACGTAGGCGAGCATGGCGGCCCGCTGGGTAGCGTTGGGCAGAATGGAGGCGTCCCCATCCCGCACAAACCCCAGCGCCACAGTGCCGTTGCCCATGTAGCTGGGAATGGTCCAAGCCCGGGTGACCCCGCTCACTTCCTTAGCCCATTTGGTGTAATCGTCATAGGCGCCCCCATGCGGAGCCAGCCGCTTGCGGGAAAGTATCCGCTCGCTAAGGTGGTCATCCGTCTCCTCATCCGCACCGCCCCCGATGCCGTCCGAGTCCACGGTGACAGCGGTGTCCACCCCCGCAATGGGACTCACAAAAGTCAGCTCGATCGAGGGGTCGTCGTTGCTGTCCTCTCCCGCCGTGACAGCGGTGAAGGACACCGCCACGGAGCCCCCGGCCTCTATGGTGTAGTCCTCATCCGTGATATAGAGATTCCCCTGGCCGGAGCGCAGTCCGGAACCCGAGGGGATGACGGTGGCGGCGGTGCCGGTGGCCGTGCCGGACCCCGTGGCGTAGGTGGCCGCGGAGCGCACCTTGCCGTACTCGGTGGCCTGCTTATCCAATCCATTAGTGTCGGCGGTGAGCACGAATATCTGATTGGCCTCGTAAGCGATGTTGCCATATGCCAAGTGGATAGCCCCCGCGAACACCCGGGCGAGCACCTTGAGCACGGATCTGCGCAACAGGGAGCCCACCTCCGGCAGTCTCGTTTCGATATCCGTTACAATCCTATCGGTGATTTCCGTTATTGTCGGCCTGGAAAACGGCATCGCTCATTCTCCTCTATTCAAATTGACTTGCCCAGTTAAAATCGTATTCATAAGTGACTAGCTCCTCACGCGATTTATATATTTTCACCAGCATGTGCAATCGGTCATTCCCCGGAGAGCCCGCCCGCTCCGTCTCCACCTCCACTTTGACGGCCACTTTGTCCTCTATCAGCCATTGCAGGGCCTCCTCCGCCGCTTGCTTGACTTGGATCAAGGTCTCCTGCGTGGTCTTGGCCCGGTCCATGTAGACCCAGATGCGGGAGCCTATCTGGTCGTTGGCGACATCCGGGCTCGCCTGATCCCCCCACCAGCCCTGCTTATCCAAACTGGTGGGATCAGGCAAAATGTCGTCATCCTTGGCCCGCCGATTGGTGAAAAGGCTTACGATCACGGCGGTTTCAAGCCCGTTCTCGTTAGTCAAATCACCAACATCCGTAGTGAAATCCCCCACCATCAAATCGGAAGACCACGTTATTTTTATGTCCCCTGGTATAGTCGCCATGTTATGTCATCTTCGGTTCCGGGGGTCCTCCCCACGGGTGGCTGTGTGAGTTGTACAGGGCTCTCATCTGCTGCATGGTGCCCGTCATGTCCTGCACGTTCCTTGCCGCCTTCACGTCCTCGCCCACCCTCAACTGGCCGGTGATCTCGGCTATCTGGATGTCGAAATGGCCCAAGGGAGCGGTGACGTTGAAACTCTTGCCGGCTACAAAATTGAACATCATGGCCAAGAGCTCCATTGTCTGATTCCGCTTGAGATGGATGCGGAAACCCACCGGGGTGTACGGCTTGTCCATCTCCGGATTGACCTGCTCCCCTCCCAGGGCTCCGGGGGACGATTCCGTGCTCCCGTCCTCATCAGTGTACAGGGCCACTTCGCCCTCCACCAAATCGGACAGCCGGTATCGGCGATCCCCTATCTTCAGGATAAGCCCCCGGCTCTGCTTCCCGTTCAGGAACGCCACTATGGCCTCGGCTCCCTTGCGAGGATAGGACTCCAACCCGTACTCCTGCACCCGCTCCACATCGGTCATGGTCTCGTTGTACATCCCCGTTATCTGCACCTTTTGGGTACTCTCACCGTTGTTCACCGCCGCCAGTATAGCCCGTCCGATGAGCAGATATATTTTCCGCTCCAGGGGGGCGAGGTACCGCTTCAAATCCTTGAGGGTTATCATAGCGGGGTGCTCCTCATTGTCTGGGGGTCGAACCCGAGCTTCATCCCTTTCACGGGGGAGGAAATCAGGGAGTACGCCCCTTTATGGATCACGCCCAGTTTTGTGGTGCTGCCGGAGGAGTCGTCGAAGCGGAACTCCACCGAATTTATCAGCATCTTCCCATGCACTCCCAGATAAGGGTCATTCACCATGACAAGGGCGTTCAACGGCCACGCGTCTCCATTGGACTGCGTGAACCCCTGCACGGTGTATTCCACGGCCCTCGATTTCCCGGCCCTCACACGGGCTTCCCAGGCGGCCAAATCGCTGCAGCGCTGATTGGTGACCTCAGCATCCGCCAGGACAATCAAGGGGCGATACCGATCAATGTCCTCGTCCTCCAATTGGCCCGAGGGCTGCACAAAATCAGGGAGTTTCTTGGTGTCGGTGCCCGTGCCCTGCCCCTTCACTATGTAGAGGCTGTATCGGTCTAGATTGCTCGATATCATATCCGCGGACAGGATATTCATCCCGGCCTCCAGGGAATCATGCGCATCGACGTCCCCGGCCTGAGTCAGCAGCAATTTGCCGTCCCCATACGTCACGGCCAGAACCGCTTTCACCCCGCACAGCTCGTTGATTATGTTGGCTATCGGAGTGCCCCCATCAGGGGCGTAATCCAT